CTAATTTAGAGAGAACTCAAAAAGCTGACGCGCCAGTTGGACGACTAGCTGGCTAGGCTGTATGCGCCTCACAGCGTACCAGCGGAAAGTCGCTCTTGGGATGCGGTGGATGCATTTGATTGGCGTAACGGTGTCCTGACATCAGAACCGTGGACACAAAAACCACCGAAGTTGATTGCAGGCGGGCTTCGACCTCCCACAAGCCGTGAATGAATGGGTCACGGGGGCGTTTGTAATTAACGAGGGTTGCAGCTCAACCTGAGTTCACTTCTTCTCCTGCTCATTCATACAGCTTCAAATCGGCATCATCCAGATGCAGGAGAGAATTTAGATGTACAAGCAAGCAGATTATGGGGCGGTTCCGACCAATTTTAGTGGTCTTCAAAATGCCATCGTCCCTAAACAAGAAACTATCGAAGCCCTCATTAGTGAGTTGTTCGGTGTTGCAAATTCGGTCGAGAACACTGCACGATTGGTGGCTGAAAACGTGCAAGGAATTGAGCCGGAGCCTGCATGTACTCAATCAGGACAGGCGATTCCTACAGTGATTGAACGTCTTCGTTCACTTCGTTCAATTCTCTACTCCGCTGATCGTCATCTCGGTCGTAGCAAAGTCGCACTCGGAATTCAATAGAAAGGGAGGCTAGACCTCCTTTTCATCTCCCTCAAAACCTTTCAATCTCAACAACTCACCCACTCCTCCCGTGTCCCTCGATGCAGCCCTCAGCCAACTCAGCCGCCTCCCAGCCGATGAACGGTTGGCGGCGATTTTGGCTCTCGAAGAAAAGCGGAAGAAGGAGCATTTCGCTCGATACTGGCAAGCTACTCCTGCACAGCAGGAAGCAATCGCGCAGTTCACACCGGAGTTAAAAGTTTTCGGCCTCCTAGGAGGCAACCGGAGCGGAAAAACGGAATTAGGTGCCTTCCTCACCACCGCCGCCTTTCTCGGTAAAAGTTATTTCAAAGATGAACCCTCGTGGGACTTGGTAAAGGATGTCCCGCTTCCCGATGAAAACAAGCCTCGGATCATTTGGGCGACTGGACTTGATTACAACATCGTCAGGGATGTGATCCTGCAGGAGAAACTCCTGACAGGAAGAAACCATCCTGGCTTGATTCCTAAGCTCGATGAGAGCGTGATTGCGAAGGTCAGCGAATATGAGTCGCGGATCATTCACGCTGACGGAAGCATTCTCCAATGCAAGTCGGCTGAAGCAGGACGTGAGAAGTTTCAAGCGGCCTCGGTCGATTGGGCGTGGATTGATGAGGAGCCGAACAAGGACATCTACGATGAAATCTTCCAGCGCACGATTGACTGTAATGGAAAGATTCTCATCACTCTCACTCCTTTGAACGACATCAACTCCGCCGCCCGCGAACCGTGGGTGTTTGACCTCCATCAAGAATGGAAGGCGGGTCGGAAGGATGTGAGATTTGTTTCGCTCTCGGTTCTCGATAATCCGCATATTCCTGAGGACGAGAAAGAGCGGCTGAAGGCGAGATGGCTTAATGGTGATCCTGAAGGTAGGGCGCGAATTTACGGGGAGTTTATCTCCCGAGCTGGGCTGGTCTTCAAAGCGTTCAATCGAAACACGCACTTGGTAAAACGCTTCACGATTCCGAAAGAGTGGTACAGGCTGAATGTGATTGACCCTGCACCTACCGGACCCACAGGAAGTTGCTCAATCGCTTTTGCTCCGAATGGAGATGCGTATCTCGATTTGGAATACAAGGAACGAGATTTAATCGTCAGCGAACACGCGAAGAACCTAAGCACCCTCTATTCAGGAAACGTGATTGACCTGTGGTTGATTGACCCGCGTGGTGGAAATCAGAAGAATGCGGAATCTCATCGCACTTGTAAAGACCTCTACGCGATGTCAGGAATCAACTGTCGGTTTCCGCAATTCGATGAGCAGTATGGTCGGGACATCTTCAACGAGTATTTGAACGCGACCACAGATTCAAATGCACGTCATCCGAAGTTCTTTGCTTTCGATGACAATCACAAGTTCGTAGATGAGATCGAGACATATACCTACGACTTCCATGCACGAGGCAGGCTAAAAGGGTTGAGTAAGGATCGACCGGCTAAAGGTAATGACGATATTTTGCAGTGCATCGGAATGGCTCTCGGTTACATGAACGGACGCAAGCCTCACCTTCGCTCGCGTGAATTTCGCGGTGGAATAGTGAAGCATAACGCGCAACATAACTCGTATTTTTAACAATGAAACCTCAAAACAAATTCATCTGCAAAGGCCCGCACAGATTCCACTGCTGCGATGTAGTGGGAGTTCCCGCTTCAGGAGTCGCCGTGATTCTGGGAATGTGCGTGGATTGCGGAGAGACCTTCGCCAGTGAACATTCAGTGGCAAAGCCGGGTGAGGATTTGATCCTCCGCTCGGAGATCAAAACCAAAAAATAAGGAATAAAACACAATGCTCTTTCAAAATTCAACTCCGGCACTCGGTTCAGGTGCATCAGTCAATGGCAACCTGATTCCGACCGTTTCCCTAAAAAACATCACCATTTCTGCAACCGACGTTTCACGCTCTCTGTTCATCTGTCCCGCAGGCGATGCCTATCAGCTCGTGGGCATTGATGTTGTGTTTGGAACCGCCTCGACCTCGGGCACGCTTCAGCTTGAAAAGTTGACCGGCACCACGGCTCCTGGTTCGGGTACGGCCATGCTGACGGGTACTGTGGCGCTCTCAGGCAGCGCAAATACCGTCGCCAGTGGCACTGTTTTGAGCGGTGACGCGGCTGCGCTGAAACTCGGTGGCGGTGATCGTCTGGGCCTCAAGCTTGCGGGTACTCTCACGAACCTCGCGGGTTGTGTTGCGACCATCCGCCTAAAGAGGATCTTGGCTTAATGCTGACTTTCCTCTCAATAGTCTTTGTCGGGCTGTGCGCGTTTGATGCGTGGTTTTCTGCGCGTCAGATGCGATTGTTCGGTATCGCTGTTGAGTTGAACCGTTTTGTCCGATTCCTATGCGGACGGTTCGGCATAGAGATCGGCGCAATCATTGGAGTGGGAGGGCCGAGTGTTGCTTTGCTCGCCCTCTCTCTTATTTTTCACGCGGAAGTCCCACTCGCGTTGATTGTAGGTTTCCGCTTCGCCCTTTTTCTCAAGCAGGTGATTCAACTGTGAGCAAGAGAACTCCCAAACATCAAGAAGACACAACGGGAATCTACATCGTCCCGTCATGCCCGCTACACGGCTACACCGGAAGAGGTTCAGTCATGCCTGAGGTGATGGGATGCGCGTCGTGTGTGGAAGTAAACGCTCTCTACGCGGTTGCATCGAGTGACAGTTCGCAAAGTTACGTCAAGGTGCAAATGCTTCAAGACCTCGTGCATCACTGGGCGGAGGGCATCAAGTCGGGAAAGTTCACTACTGTTGAGGATCTGATTTCCGATTTCAAAGTCGAGAAGAACGGACAGAAGCTCAACTAAACATCTCCCAAAAACCTTTCAATCTCAACAATGAAAACCTTCCTAAAATCCTGCTTTTCTGAAGCCGATGGCACAGTCAGCTTTTCTCGCTGCATAACGCTTCCCATCGTCTGCGCGGTCCTTGCCTGGGACTCGTGCTTTTTGAAAATTACTCACACCTTGCCTGATCCGATGACGCTTGGCGCGCAAGGGGTTCTGATGACCCTCTTCTACGGCGTGAACCGTAGCGCAGACGTTTTCAAAAAGTAATTTTCATCCCCCCAAAACCTTTCAATTACCTCCCTCTCAATCCCCGCCTAGGAAAAATCTAAAATGGCCATCCTCTCCTCTCTCTTAACCCACTCCGAAGCCCCCACGATCACAGGAACTCTCGCAACCACCACCTCTAGCGCGGCAATTGAGGTTGGCTCGAACGCGGCGGTTGCGATTGTTGGCACGGGAAACATGCACATCAAAGCAGGAACCTCTTCGGGCATGAATGCGGCTTCCACTTCGGATTTCCTCATTCCTTCGGGAGTCGTCTACACGATGGGCACAGGTCGGAATGTCACGCACATCCGCATCTACAACCCGACTGCGGGGAACGTTACCTACTACATCCAGCGTTTGGAGTCGGCGCGATAATGCGGAAGATAATTCTCACAATTGCGCTCTCATCCCTCGCATTCGCCCAAGGACAATTCGGCGGTGGCGGAGGTGGGAATTCCTCTCTCCCCGACCAATCGGGTCAGTCAGGCAAATTCCTCTCCACTAACGGCACCACGACCCAATGGAGCACTCCTGCTGGTGCGGGAGACGTGGCGGGACCGGCTTCGTCTACGGACTCACAGATGGTTCTATTTAATGGAATCACTGGAAAAGCCATCAAAGTTTCTTCGCTCTCGGGTGTAATCAAATCCACTTCGGGTGTTCCGAGTGCGGCTGCGGCAGCCGATATCGTCACATTGTGGGCTGCAGGTGCGTGTTCGGGCTTGCTAAAAAGTGATGCGACTTGTGTAGCTGCACCTGCGAATACAACGGCCACAGCAAGCAATTTCTTTACCGCATACAACTCAAGTACTGGCGCATTCACCAAAGCACAACCCGCGTTCTCAGACATTAGTGGCACAGCAACTTCCGCTCAGTTACCCAACCCCGGCGCATCGGCTGGTGGAAAGGTGCAATCAAAAGATTGCACTGGAACAGGACACGTACTTTCTATTAACACCGATTCAACGGTAACGTGTTCGGCTGATTCTGGTGGGGGCGGTGGATCTGGAACGGTCAGCTCTGCGACCGTCAATCAGGTCGCCGTCTATACCGGCACAACGACAGTAGGTGGCGATGCTGGGATGACGTATGACTCGGCCACCGACACGCTAACGGTTGGTGCTGTTACTACTACGGGCACAGCGGGTGAAGGCTCGTCTTGGAAATTCTCAGAAGGCACAACTCCCGCAAGTGGTCCAGCTGCGGGAAAGACCTTTCTTTACGCCGATTCAACATCCCACACCATTAAGGCTTCTTTCAATAACGGAAGTTATGTGGATTTGGCCAGAACTTCGGGCACGCTGACCTCGGGCAACTGCGCGAAGTTCGACGCGAGCGGGAACATCGTAGATAACGGTGCAGCGTGCGGAGGCGGTGGCAGCACGCCAACGGGCACAGGCTTCACGCATATCACTTCCGGCACGCAGGATGCGGCTGCTGCGCTTGTGAATCTAACTAGCTCGTCTCACGTTGCGGCAAACCAAGGTACGACGACGCAAGTTTTGCATGGTAATGCGGCGGGTCAGGCTTCATGGTCAGCCGTAAGTCTTGCCAACGATGTGACTGGAAATCTTTCAGTCAACAATCTAAACAGCGGAACAGGCGCGTCATCGTCAACGTTCTGGCGTGGGGATGGTACATGGGCTACCCCATCAGGTTCGGGCATCGGCACGGTGTTTGGGTTCTATGGCGGGGTCTCGGTAAGTGCATCAACAACAAGTTACTGTCCGATTCTCGGAGGCAACGTAGGTGGGTCGGGCGCGTGCTCGACAACGGAAGCAGACCGGACGACCAAGATTCCGGTGGCCTGTACCGCCAAGAACCTTTACATCTATCTCGGCTCGGCACAATCCGGCACTGGAAGTCAGGTGCTCACGCTGCGCAAGGGTGCAACTGTGGCGGGCATGGCCGACACGACCCTGACGGTGACGGTAGCGGCCGGGGCAACAGACGCAACTGTCACTCCTGATACGACGCATACAGTGGCGCTCTCGGCGGGGGACTATGTCTCGCTGAAGATCCAGAACAACGCCACCGCAGGTTCTGGCGTGGTTAATACCTACACCTTCCAGTGCCAATGAAGAAAGTCCTGCTTTTATTGCCGGTGCTTGCATCGCTTGCGTATGCGGGAGTGTGTCCCGGCGCGGCACCTGCGATTACCTCAGGTCCGACCGCAACAGCCCTCTCAACAACTTCTGTCCGTGTGGACTGGACGACTGACTCACCCTCAGATTCATTCCTGATGTGGTCGGTTCCCAACGATGATGGTGGAAGCGTGGGAGATGCGTCCGGTGCTGGTCATACTGCAACGCTGGACACAGGAGGGGTAACTTCGCATTCGGTGACTGTCACCGGAATCTATCCAGCCGGGATTAGCTGGTACACGCAAGTTCGTTCGCGTTGTATTGCAGACACAAGCAAGTACATTCTTGCTACGGTGTTCATGAGTCCGACTGCCGCAGGCGCGGGATCTTACGACTATCGTCTGAACTTCTGGGGAGCGCACCACGTAGATGCGGGACATGACCTGCCTCTCGGCATGGACTTCTACTTGCTTTCTGATACAAGTTCAAGTCCAAATCATGCCTTGAGCGTCGTGGCTCAGAACTTACCCCCAGGAGCTACACTCTCGACCGATTCTGGTTCATTCGTGTGCGGCGGCGGCAATCACGTCAATGTTGTGGGGACTACACTCACTTATTATCAGGACTGCACTGACCCAATCAATCTCAAGATCACCATTCCATCGAACACAACGCCGGGAACGTATAACACAAATTTCCATGTAACAGCAGCGGGTGGAGTACCAGCGGCAAAAGATTATCCGTGGACAATCGTCGTTGACTCGCCAGCTACGTTCACATTCGGGAATCCGAACTGGAGCACGACGCCGCAGATTCCGTGTTTAACAACAGGCTCATTACAGATGGATGGCTCACCATGTCCGAGGACATGGACAGGCGTCATGACCACGTACGCAGCACTGCGCTGCAACGACGCAACTTCGATCGGCAGTGAAAACACTCCTTATTACTACGATGGCTGGTGGGTGTTCTTGCGCGTCAAACAGTACGACGCGACCTTTGGGCTGACTGGTAATTCGTCGCAATGGGATGCCTGCATTACGAATGTAAAGAACACGTACCTTCCGTATGCAGCGGGTTCACCGGCAGGCTGGCGTGTTTATCCAAGGGGACCGTACTACCATTGGCTGCTTAATGGAGACACCGCAGCGAAGTCTGCCGTGCAAAACCTTGCGACGAATGCGTCTGAGGCGAACTTAGCGTCAAATGCAAATGTGCGCACGGTGCTTACTCGTGAAGCTGTCTACAAGCTTGACGCAGAACTTTACAACGCCAAGACTGGCGACACATCGCGCTCTGCGTATATGCAGAAGGCGCTGGACATCAACATCGGACGAGCCGATGAATGGGTGACGACGGGGCATGCTCCCTATATCCAACCCTTCTACACGGGACTGTGGGCGCAATCTCTGATTGACTGCTATGAATCACCACAATGCGTAGGCTATCAGGATAAGCGCATCCCGAAAGCCATCAAGACGGTTGCTGATTATTTATGGACGAACGCATGGAACCTGAGTCTTTATCCGAACGCTTTTTATTACAACTCAGCCAACTATGCAGCTGGGCTTCCAGCGAGCGCAGGTTCTGACAACAGACAGCTCAACCACTTCATCGCGCCCATGTACGCATGGTTGTTCAGTATCACAGGCGATTCTACTTATCAGGTCAGAGGCGACACCATATTCCAGAATGCGATCCTGCTCGATCCGGTGAACGGCGGGTGCGGAGAAACCAACGGGCATTTTCCGTTCGGAGAGTGCTACCGCTTCAGTTTTGACTACGTGAAGTGGCGCAGTGCGCCCACCACGAAGCACGTCGGAAAGGGCGTGACGGTTAGAGGCGGGACGGTTCGTTAGCAGAACCAATAATTCGTCTTGCGTTCTCCATCGAGACGCGGACGAAGTGAACCGGAATCTTCGATATAGCAGGAATACCCGAGCATCTGCATTTGGTCGAAGAGTGGCGAGTCCCAGTTCGACTCGATGAGCCACATAGGACGATGGCGAGAGATGGTTGTTAAAGCTCCCTTGATGACGGGTAATTCGTGGCCTTCGACATCGACCTTGATGAAGTCGATCCGAGGAAGATTGAGCGAGTCAACGGTGATGCAGGGGATGTCACCGGAATCGGCAACGATGTGGGCCTCGTAGATGTTAGGACACTCCATTGAGACGGTGCCGAGATGGTCGGAGACAGCGGCGTTGTGCAGGGTGACGTTAGGCAGTTCGCGGACGTTGTTTTTGAGGAAAGAAAACGTTTCCCGCATCGGTTCGATGGAAATGACCTGTGATGAAAGTCTCGATAGGTGCTTGGTGAAGATGCCGAGATTGGCTCCAAGGTCGAGGCAGACGAAGTCAGGTTTGATGACATGCGGCAGGATAGCAAGGTCCGCTTCGTCATTCACGGTGCTGCGCTGGAAGGTGCGTTGATAGTGAAACCGCTTTGCCACATGCAGAAGCGGCGACGGTAGATGGTGAGCGAGGGTCTTGAGTGCAGTGTTCATTTGGAACTCAGTGTCACGAGAAACAGGGTCATGCTGATGGCGAACAGAACATTGAATGAATAGGCGGCTGCATAGATGGCCGCAAACAGTAAAGCCATACAGACCAGCGTTTTGAAGAATTCCCGCACAGTGCTTACCAAGCCGTGTTTTCGAGGTGGTTCGGATCTTCTTCGTTTATCGCATTCCACATGCGACGGAGCAGCTTTAGCAGTCGTTCCATAACAGGCCAGCAAGTCTATTACGGAAACGGGAAAGATAACAAGGTAGTTACTCCTCAGTTATCCCCTCCATCTCCCTCAAATCCTTTCCATCTCAATCCCTCCGAAAGCTCCCCCTTGGAAATTCTTCTTATCGGCCTCGTTATTTCGCTCTTTTTCCACGCGAAAACCCATCTCCCAAAGCTTAGGAAAGTGAAGTTTCTGAAAGGTTTTAAGGGAGATGTTTTGGGGTGGGCTGTCGGTTTCTGCCTGCTCATCCACTTCCTCGACATCATTTCAACCATGTTGGGAATGCGGGTCGGACTCTCTGAGTCAAACCCCTACATGCGAGATCCCTACACGCTCCAGTTCGTTCTCTCGTTGGGGATTAGCGTAAAGGCTCTCTGCACTCTGTTCTACGCTGCTCTCCCCTCTTACTTCATCCTCCGCGCCACCAAAAATCCCCTCCTCGCTTCCCTCCCCTTTTGGTGGGATGCATGGGAAGTGATTCCCGCCGTTGTGAACAACATCCTTCTCCTCCTTTTCAAACTTCATGGAAACTAAATCCCCCGAACAGATTGCGGCTGAAGAAAAACTCCGAACCGACACCGAGGCTTGTGTTGAGCAGATGCTTTTCTTCAGGCGGCTCAACGATGCTGCGAACTTCCGCTTCTACAAGCAATTCGTCGGTTATCGCGAACAACAGTTCTTTCCTGATGGCGTGACGAAGAGATCGAACCTCTTCTTCCCCTATCCGCAGTCGAACGTTGAGACCATTACCTCCCGAGTGGATGACGCTCTGTTTCCTGATGGGGATTGGTTTGAGTGCAACGGCGAGGGAATGGCCGACCAGCCTGCGGCGGAGAAGATGGGGACGGTGCTCAAGTACAAGCTTGAGCGGGCCGATGCGATTGGAACGGGCTTTCAGCCGGTCATTAAGAATGCTTGTATCTATCGGCTTGCGGGCCTCAAGGTCGATTGGGACCACGGCTACGACATCGTGGATTACAAGGAACCGGTTTTTCCGTTGGCTCCCGTCACCCAGCCGATTGTTGATCCCCAAACAGGACAACCACAGACCGACGCTAACGGCCAACCTGTGATGCAGATGGTGGTTGACCCGCAGACTGGTCAACCTCAAATGACTCCTGACCAGAACCAACCTCCGATTGGCTTCCGTCCCGCGCAGAAACCCGTTAAGCGGAACCGTCCAAAGTTCATCCCTATCGACCCGTTCGACCTTTTGGTTGATCCGAACGGTATCTACATCGGGCACATAGTTGAAAGGTCTTTGGGGGAGATGATTCGTGAGGCTGAGGGCTTCAAGGCTCAAACGGGCGAAGACCTCTATTTTCCCGAGGCGCTGGATGAAATCAAGAATCACCTTGTCACGCAGAAGGAACCGCTGAACGTCATCATTCGGTTTGCGGAAGTGTGGAACCGGATTGATGGGAGTGTGGTTCAACTCACTTGCAAGGACCAAGATGGACTTTCTTGGAAAGACGCTCGACTCGCTCTTCGCGCCCTTAACTCCTCTTCCTTTAATCGGCAGATGTACGGCGGGAAGACGGTTGTGTTGTATGCGGGCAAGAACCAATTCGCGCACAAGCAAATCCCGATCCTCACCACCTCCTACATCAAGATCCCGAACGAGATTTACGGCATCAGCGCGGTTGAGACGATTGCCGAGCTGAACGAGCACCTTTCCAAGCAAGTCGGGATTCTGGAAGATAACTGGAACATGGGAGTCAATGCCCGCTACGGCATCAACACCGATGCGGATGTTGACCACGATTCGCTCAACAACGCGAACGTGCCCGGTGGGAAGGTGTTTGGCTCAGGCGACCCGAAGACCTGGATGTTCCCGCTTCCGATTCTCAAACCTGAGCAGGGTGACTACCAGATGATCGAACTCACTCGCGGCATGTGTGAGATGGGTTCGGGTGTGAGCGACTTCTATTCGAAGGGTGTGGGTGCTCCGAGCGACAACGGCACCGCGACCGGAATCGCTTCCATCATCAATGAGAGCAATTTCCGCTTCAAGCAATTCATCCGCAACATCGGTCGGGACATCCTTCGTCCCGCGTTGAAGATGACCGCCTCGATGATTCAGCAGTTTGTGACCAACGAGGAAGAGATGCTCATTACCGATGAGCAGGCGGGCATTCCTAAGATTGAGATGCTCATCCCTGAGCAGATTATCGGGCAGTTCGATTTCGTGGTGAACGACGCAAACTATGCTTCGAACAAGACCGTCAGGCAGCGCAATCTGATGGCACTCGCGAATATTGCGAAGGAGAGCGGGTATCTGAAAGAGGGTGCGGGACTCCGCAGGCTGTTCAAGGAATTCCAAATCCCAGGTTGGCAAGAGTTGGTGATGACCGACCAAGAGTATGCCGCCAATCAGCAAGCGCAACAACAACAGATGTTGCAGATGCAATACCTCGAACTTCAGAAGGAACTCATTCTGATCGAGGCCAAGGCGAAAGCCGCGTGCATGTGCAAGGACGAGAAAGGCGGGGGAAAACCAGCCCTCGGCTCGTCCTCAAAGGACTCCAAACCTCGCGGATCGAACGATGGCAGGGGCGGGGGACGTAAGCCTTCGACCCAAATGGAAGGCTCAATCCCCGGCGCGGGCACGACTTCCGAGAGCCGTCTGAGTGCTCAGGGAGTGGGTGCGAACTCGCTCGGACTTGGGCAGATGGGTGAGATTGGGAACGGCTAAGTAACTGAAAGGTTTTGGGAGATGAAATGTGGCGAAGCCATTCTCGACCCTGAGTTCGAACGAACCTCGATGGGCATTCAGAACTGCCGCCTCTTCCTGTGTGATCGGATGCTCAGTTATTACGAGACTGAAGAGTACGAAATCATCACCCGACCTTACGTGACTTTCATCGCCTGCGCGGATTGTGCCGAAAAACTTTAACCATCTCCCCCCAAACCTTTCCATCTCAATGATTAGTTACCTCAAATCCCTCGTCCGTCCGCTGGTGATTGAAACCACCGCCGAGAAACCCACTCTCACTGAATCCACTCTCCTTGACCTCAAACAACTTCAATATCGGGACGGGTTCAAATACATCCTCGCATCGCTGCGATTCAAGAAAGCCGTCGCGCAGAGCAAGCTGGTGAGTGAGACCGATGCGAAGTTAATTCCCCATCTGCAAGCGATGGTGAGAGCGATTGATTTGCTGGAAGCCGATCTCCGCATGTTTGCGCAGATGGACACCAAGAAATCTCGTCCCGCAGAGGACGAAGAGATTCGACTCTTCAAAAAAGTCTCAGCCTCGACCACTTTGGTCTAGAAGGCGCTGTCCGCTGAAGCGGCTTGTCCATTAATAACGGACATCGCAAAAGAGCGGACATCTCGTGTTCGACAGCCACAAGCTGTCAAATCCAAAAACCCCACAAGGGAGAATGAATGAAAGCACTAACCAACCGCGTTTGCGGATTGGCTTTGGTCCTGCTCGGTCTCGGCACTGATGCCATTACCGCAGGAGTTACGCCCGCCGCAACCGACCCCACATCAGTCGTAGATATGTTCTCGACTACTGCTGATGGCAGCCAGCCGACAACGGCAACCACGGGAACAACCACCTCTGTCGATCCTGGTGCGACAACGCCCGCTTCTTTCGAGCTTCGTGCTGGAGAGAGCGTCTATCGGTCGGTGGAGGAAGCTCAACGGGGCATTGAGCATAAAGACAGCTTAATCAATCTGCTCCGCAGTCAAGTGACACAGACTACAGGCATTGACCCTCTCACGGGTCAGCGCGTGCAGCCTGGACAGATGCAGCCGATGGTTGGGCCACAAGCCCCCGTTCGCTACATCGACAATCCGAATCAGTATGCAAAAGACCTGACCGAAGCCGTGCAGATGGGCCAGCAGACGGGGGATTATTCCCGTTATCACGCAGTCCAGAAGCAGATGGCCTCGGAGCAGATGGAGCAGCAGTTCGCTCCATACATGCCGGTCCTTCACAACTTTGTCGAGACCTCGGCGGTTCAGCAGGTTTCTGCTCAGATCCCTGAGTTCGGCAAGTTCTACGGATCTCCGGAGTTCAAGAAGACCCTCGACGCACAGCCTCTTTTGAAAATGGGCATCGACAACGCGAAAGCGAACCCACAATTCGCCTCGCAACTTCCCGAACTTTACAAGCAGGTCTATACCGTTGCGGAGAACGCTCGCTTGAAGGCGCAGTTGGCTGAGCTTCAAAAAGCCTCGCAAACTCCCACTCAACCTGTCCGTCCCACGGCTCAACCGCTTTCCACTCAACCTCAAACGGGGAATGTGAATGTCCAGGATTGGAGAACCGATCCTGCCGCTCGCAAAGCCTACATTGAGCAACAGAAGAAAGCCGGGATTGAGAACGTGGTGATGCCGCTTGCGTGAGGGGAGAAATCTTCCTTCAAAGGATAAATCTCTATGAAATTCAAATTTACCTGGCTGCTCTCGATCTTCGGTTTGGGTGCAGACGTGATTAACTAAATGGTCACGTAACTTGGCTATATGCTGGAACATCCTAATACTTACGGTTACTGTTTACGTAAAAATACCTAAGTTAAGGTGAAGTCGAACCCGTTATTCGGCTGTCTAATTGAGCAGAATAACAGAGAACCTTAATGGACAATCAGCAGGAAAGATTTCTGGAATCGAAGCAATTAAAACAATATGGCGACCTTAATTGGTTAGTCGGGTTATGGGAGGGTGAAGGAACCTTCACTCTTGTAGCCGGAAGCAAGCGGAGAATCATGCCGCGCCTCTCACTTATCAATTCAGATTTCGATCTAATCGACGAAGTGAGCCGGATTTTAACTGACAACATGGTTGGTCACTATATACAAACACGCAAAGGCGGATGTACGAACAATCCTAAACATAAGGATGTTAAGACCGTCAGTATTTGCGGATTAAAACGTGTAGCGCATTGTGTTCGTACGTTTATGCCTTATATACGGGGTAATAAACGGAAAGTAGCACAGCTTGTTGGAGAGTATGCGGAGCACAGATTAGGTCTCCCCAAAAACGCTTCCTACACGGATAAAGATTACACGTATGTAAAAGCCGTACGTGTCCTAAATCGTAAAGGTCCAGAAAAATCCTCAGAGACTACACGCCAAGCTCCCGTTTATTTTCGCGGGAAGAAGATATAGTCCAAACCGCATTTAGCGGTAAAGCACAGTTACAACTGGTTCGGCTGGCTCTGCCGGTTCGACCGCAGCTGAACTCGTCAACTTTATCGACGCGCAGATGCTTGATGTCGCGGAACTCAACACCGTGCTCAAGCAATTCGGTCAGGCGAAGCCTCTTCCGAAGGGCGTCGGTTCCAAAACGATTCAGTTCAACCGTATGGAAAAACTGACGGTCTCTGCGTCTCCGACTCAGTTGACCGAAGGTTCGCAGCCTGACGCGGTTGGTCTGACGATCAATCAGTTCACCGCTACGACCGAGCAGTACGGCAACTTGGTTCGTATCGCGGACCTCGCGGAACTTTCCGCAAAGCATCCGCTGATTCAGGAAGCAATGCAGAAGCTTGGGTTGTGGTCTGCGGAAGTCATCGACATCCTCATCTACAACGTGATTGACGCTGCGACCAACGTGTATCGCGTGAACAACCGTGCGGGTGACACCTCAACCCTCGCTTCGGACGTTCCGAGTTACAACGACCTTGTGGAGCTGAATGCGATCCTGGTGACGCAGGGTGCAAAGCCGTTTGCCGATGGCAATTACGCTTTCATCACTTCGCCTCAGCCGTACGCTTCGCTGCAGCGTGATCCGGACTGGAAGGCTGCTAACCAACTCGCAGGCGCGGACAAGATTTTCCGTGGTCAGGTTGGCGCAATCTCCGGCATGAGCGTGACCCGCTCGAACTCTCCGGCTTATGCCGTGACCTCGCAAGCCACGACCGGCTTCTCGAACAAGATCTACTCTTCGTTCGCAGTTGGCATGGGTGCGTATCAGGTCTCGGATTTCCAGAGCCTTGAGTCCATCGTGACGCCTCCGGGTGGTCACGGGGATGCGCTGAAGCAGAGCACGAAGCTCGGTGTGAAGTTCTCCATGAAATCGGTCATCACGAACCAGGCATGGATCCGCCGTGTGCGTAGCTCCGGCAACGATTCCATCACCAACTAATCTCTAGCCTTCTGAGGGGAGGACACAATCCTCCCCTCGGGAGCAATTTCAAGAAAAGGACAAAAGCCACACAATGGCAGACCCCAAAGCAAAACAATCAGAAGTAAAAGCAATGACGCTCGATGAAGCGTTCAAAACCGACAAGAGCGATTGGGAATACGTTGCGATCCCTCAGTTCACCGTTCTCGGCACTGAGCACGATTCCATTTCGCTCAACAACTACGAATTCGCGGCGGGCAAGAAACACTTCGTCCCGAAGGTTGTTGCCGAACAGTTGCGTGACCGCCTCGCTGCGGACCACGAACAGAAGCTCCGTATCAACTCCGACCAGAAACGGATGGAAGTGATTCGCCGGACTCGCGGGGCTATTGATATGCCGGTAGAGGGCATTTAAGAGGGAAAATAAATTGCAACTCAAATCTGAATCCCAGCTTCTAAGAGAAGTGATCTACAAAGAGGCGAGGGGTGAGGGCAAACAGGGAATGGAAGCGGTTGGGCATGTGATTCTCAACCGCTCCAAAGCCTGGAATCAAAGGCTCACGAAGGTGATTACCGGGCCTAATCAATTCTCGTGTATGTCCGTCCCCTCCGACCCCCAATACCTGAAGCCCTGCCCGATGCCTGACGATCCCGCTGGGAAGTTGTGGGAGGCGGCGGGTGAGATAACTGAAAGGTTTATGGGAGATGATAAGCCTGAAGATATAACCAACGGCGCTCTTTACTACTGCAACCCTAAAAGTAGTACCTCGGGCTGGTTCAGCCGCAATATAGTGGGGAAGCCTAAGGAGCATCCGTTGGTGGCTGTGTTGGGCAAGCATCATTTCTACGCCTAAGGGTGAAAATAATTTTCAGAAATGGTGAAGTCGGAACCCGTTTTCGGGAGTCTAATTACACAGAGGGCTTCGGTAGGAGCCGGTACTAAATGACGCTCTGAGGGGAGCAATCCCAAAAGGTCTCATCGTCGGGGAGATGCCGGTTCCTTCCCAAGTCCTCTTTTAAGTTTAATCAGGAGGTGACTTATGCGTTAGGAGGAAACCTAACCATGAGTCGTTCGTTTAAGAAACGGCCTTTTCAGGCTATTTGTGGCGGCGGAAGTGCAAAGCACGATAAACAGCTTGCGGCACGCGGAATGCGCCGTCGTCAGAACCAAGCTCTGCGTACTGCAGATGATTTTGAAGATTTTTTGATTCCGCATCGTTATGAGTGCGCTTTCAACGAGACGTATTGTTGGGGGCGTGATGGATCTCAGATGTATCAAGGTCTGGATGCCGGGAGAACTTGGCACTATTACGGACCTGATGGATGCCTGTGGGATGGTCAATGGCCTCCCAAGTGGTATCAGAAGATGATGCGGAAATAAGCGTGGCTCCCTGCTTTGCCCTGACGCGGAAATAATGCGTTATCAACGGAGCCGTGAGAATGATGGCTATACGCTATCAGCCTACACACGGTGCCACATGATGTCCTAGGAAACGTCATGTGGTGGAGCGCATCCGGCCTTTCCCTAGATGCGCGTATAGGGAGCCTTCCCGAATTGAGTCGGGTTCAGGTGCGGGGATCTGAAACCGTGATAGCGTCCAATCCCTCCCGATGTTCTCGCTCGCTTCCCTCTTAGCTTCACCACTTCTCCGAAAGGCTCTCGCTACCTTAGGAGTTGTTCTCCTTTTGTGGGGCGCTTACGAATGGGCTTACCAGCGTGGGCGTTCCACAGGAGAGCAAGAGGGAAAGATTTCTCAGCTTCAGGAAGATAAAAAGGCTTGGGAGGCCGATAGAGCGAAGTTCGAACAAACGCTCAACGCCCTCAGCGATCAGAAGAAGGCCGCCGAACAACGAGCGGATGTGGCCGAGCAATCGGTTGCTCAACTAAAGCAAGGTCTCAACGACATCAAGCGGGCAGTTGCGGCAAATGTTCATCCGACTGACGACGCAACGAAGCTAGCCGACTACGACGCGCTCTACGAAGAGAACCAGCAGCGCAAGCAGATTGAGGCCAAGCAGCAAGAGCAAATCGACGCGCTGAAATCTCAGGTCGATATTCAAGGCAAGCAACTCGCAGCGACTCTCGACCAGCTCCACAAGACCGAAGTGGTCTACGCGAAGGCTTATAACGCCGCACAGAAAAGAAATTGGTTTCAACGTCTCTTCCATCTCAAGGGTAGGCATCTAGACCTCCCCACCCCAATCTCCATCTCCCAATAAACCTTTCCATCTCAAATGCTCCAGACCACCACAGCACAAAATATCGTTGACGATGTATCCCAAGATGTCCGCAAGGTGTTGGGCAACTCTGGAACCGACGCGACCATTATTCTCGGCTATGTCAATCGCGTTCAGCAGAGGATTCTGAGGAATCAGCGCCACCCGTTCCTACTCTCCGCGCCTAAGCAGTTCGTGACGCAGTTGGGAGTGACGGACTACTGGATCGGCACAAGCGGCTCCGCGACCGCAGGCACCTACGACACGGGACTCAATCTCACCGACATCGGATTCATCCAACCTAATCATGTTTGGGATCGGAGCAACAACACGCCGCTAGCGCGAGTCGATTCCGATCCCCTCCCCGTCAGCTTCCAATATCAGGACGGAACATCCCGAATCGGCAGACCGACAAGCTGGCTCGATGTGGATGTAACCACCCCAAACGTCCTCTCCATCTTTCCCGCTCCCGACAATCAGAACTCTTACCAACCAATCGGCGCGGCTCCTATCTTGTCAACCACCACGAGCGGAGCACTCTCAGCCCGCACTTACTATGTGCGCCTGACGGTTGTGGATTCGAATGGTGGGGAGAGTCTGCCGGGGCCAGAAGCACAGGTGTTCGTTCCCGCAAACAAACTCCTGATGGTGAAATCTCCCGCCACGCCGGTCAACCCTGCGAGCGGAATCCCCTACACAAAGTTCAACGTTTACATTTCGACCACCAGCGGGAGCGAGACCAAGCAAGGAACGGGAACAAACTTCGGCTCAGATTTCACGGAATCCATAAGCGGACTCTCCGCAGGCACCCCCCTCCCAACCGCCTCCACTATCGAACCTCTTCGCGGCTATCTGATTGAGTTCCGCTACTACAAGACCCGTCCGACCGTTTCCTCGCTCGCGACTGTTCTCCTGATCCCCGACGATTACGCCGACATCGTGAAGGCGGGCGTGAACGAACTCACTTTCAAATTCTTGAAGGCCGATAACGAAGCGGCTTACTGGCAACGCCTCTTTCTCGACGGCCTACGTCAGATCACCCGCGACTACAATCTCCAGCCCTCCGCGAACTCAAACTTCATCGGCCCCGACCCGATGATGAATAGCAATTTCTAAGCCTGTTCAATATTTCGGCGTGTTCAAAAATATTGAACAAAGACAAATATTGAACACAAGCCATCTCCCATAAACCTTTCAATCTCACGTATCTCCACAACTGAAAGGTTTTGAGGGAGATGAAAAATCCCTCCTGATGGAAGCAGAAATCTCAAAAACAGATTCGGGCTATTACTACACCCGCAAGAGCTTTCGCGCTGCGGGAGTGGACGGCTTTACCAAGCCGCCTGGTCAGAATCCGGACCTGTTCGAAAAGCTCGAAAACGTCATGCCTCCTTCGGCGGGGAACATCCAGCGCCGTTGGGGGTACACGCTTTTTGCCTCGCCTGCGGCGGCGACCTATCGCCAGATGCAGATGTACGAGAACGACACCACCAATGCGCGGAGGATTGTGGTGAGTACTTCCTCGCGGGTGGACGCGCTCAATGAGGATGGCACGAATTACGCGCTGGCTCTCTTCACTCCCTCGACTCAACCACGATTGGTCAACTCCCGTGACTATGCTTACTTCGCTTCGGGCACCAGCGGGGATCTCAAAAAGTGGAACGGAGCTGCCGCTTCGGGCGTCAGTAAATGGGGGATTGCGAAACCTGTCACGGCCATCAATGTCGGAGCGTCGGTAGCTGGAAGCATCACTCTCCAACGTGGTCGTAACTACTATCTCGTTTTCAAGAACTCCACCACGGGACAAATCTCAAACCTCAATCCCATCAGCGCCTCGACTGGCCCCATCACATCGCGAAACATTCCCCTCTCTTCTTTGGAGGTTTCAGCCGATTCCCAAGTCGATCAGAAACTCATTCTCGCGACCGCTGATGGTGGAGATGCAACCACTCTCTATTTCCTCGGCCAAGTCACCAACGGTACTATCACCTTTACCGACACGATCCCCGAAGCAACTCTCCTTCTCAATCCCATCTATCTCGAAACCAACCAAG